TATATTTCCTAAAGTCGTGCCTATCGAAGCTCCGGCCGGGCCGCCCAAATAATAACCGATACCAGCACCGATGGCAGCCGCACCTCCCTGGACAGCGGCTTTCATCCAGTCGCCTGTTGTGACTCCTTTAATAACGGCGGAACTGACACCTGCTGTTATTGCCGCGCCTGTGCCTCCTGACAGAATACCTGACGTTCCTGATTCTTTAAGCCAGCCACCTACAGTCGTAGCGCCGTTCTCTGTGAGGTACTCGCCAAGGCTTCTTGCCCAACCGCCTGACAGGAACTCACCAAATTTTTCGGTAATGTTTGTAAGACCGGTTAAAAGAGAACCATCGCCTGAAGAACCTGCACCAGGTGTTGCCGGTGATCCCGGCGTTCCTCCGGCAATTGCCGGTGTAGAAGAAAGCCCTGCAGTTCCGCCAATCCATGCTGGCAGAGACATTCTCGCCATGTTGACCATCCAGTTTGAAACCAGATTTGCCACCATATTCTTGAAGGCTTTTGCGAAGCTGTCCAGATCGAGCTTGCCGTTTTCAAGAAAGCCGGTCAGGGTTTCCTGGATCTGTTCATATGCCTTGTCCCAGGCCTTGACTTTTTCCTGAAGCGCCTTTTCTTCTTTTTCCGCGGCATCATGCCTTATTTCGGCTTCTTTGGTTGCCCTGGCCTGGGCAAGCTCATCCTTAAGGGATTCAAGCGCACGTCCTTTAACCTTGTGCTTTTCGGCCCACGCATCAAGTTCCCGGAGTTCGTCCGCGTACCATTTCTGGTTAGCTGCCAGACGGTTAGCAAGGCTCTGGCTCTCATTCTTTTCAATGATCTGGCGGTATTCCCTGTGTTTGTCCGCAATGGCCTGAAGCCTCTTTCCTTCTTCTGTTTTTATTTTTTCTGCCGCTTTCTGAACTATCTGAGCCTTTTCTCTGGCATACCATTCGTCAATCGACTTCAGGTCTTTGGCATTGCCGTGTGCCAGCTTTTTCATGTCAGAGTATTCTTTTTCAATCTTCTCAAGCTGCTTGTCGGTTTCATCCTCAATCAGAGCGGTCTGACCTTTCCAGAGCCTCTCATGAAGCTTTTCCTGATCCTGCTGGATCTTCTTGATTTCAGAGGCTTTTTTCTGTTCACCCTCAATTTCCTTGATTTTGGCATTTACAGCCCTTGCGGACGCAGTCTCGGCAGCAGTGCCTTTTTTGTCCTCATCAAGGATGGCCTGCCTGGTCATGCTTATTCGTTGCTGATCCTGCTCGACGCTCTCCTGATGGGCATATCTGGATTTTCTGGCATTATCCTCCACAGACTGCCCGTAGTTTCTTAAAGCTTCGGCCTGTTTATCCCAGCCAATGGCCTCGAGCGCGCTTCCTGCGGCTTCTCCCACAAGGGGAATTGATTCTATGCTCTGCTTCAGCTGCTCGTTCCAGAGTACGAACTCTCCTATGAATTTCCCGAAATACTCCTTGGGCTTGTACCAGAAGGTGTCGGCCAGCTTGAATCCAAGGTCAGAAAGAAGACTGTCTATGCTTGCGTACAGAAGCTGAGTCCAGGTATCCACTGTCTGGCCAAACAGTTCCATTTCTCCAATATGCCTGCCGAGCTGCCAGCCTATGAAGGCGGCTGCCACGGCTCCGATTGCTGTTGTCAGGCTGAAAAGAGAGGCGTTGGCAATGGAGACAGACGCGGTAAATTCATTCAAAAGAGCGGAAATCGAACTGATGAACATCAGACTTTTGAAAGCCAGCAGCACCGAGCCAAGCACAGCCACGACCATGCCTGATATTTTCAAAAGCTCCCGATGTTCGTCATTCCATTTTATAACCGCGGAAACATGATCATAAGTCCACTTGACCGCCTCTCCCATTGCCTTTCCTATGGAAGAGGCAAGCTCCATCAGGGATTTGTTCCAGATTATGGTGCCATCTTTTACGGTAAAAATGTGCGAGGTCAGATCCCTGGCAGATATCCCAAGCTGATCAAAAAATGGTTTCAGACCAATTCCAAGAATCGACTGGCCTGCGTCCTGAAGGTTTGAAAAAGACACGCCGAGACTGACATTCGCTTTTTCAGCAGCAAGCGTCGCGCCTTCAAATGCTTTCATGACAGCCGGATAAAGCTCTCCTGTTTTGGCCAGTTCCTTCAGCTTTTCATTTGTCAGGCCCACGCTCTGCATAAGCGGCATGAGCCTTGTGTTCATGCTGGTCATGGTTCCTGTCAGAACAGAGCGTATTTCCTCGCCCATCTGATTGAGGTTTATTCCCATTGCCGTCGCTGCCTGGGTCGTGGCGCTCGTAAAACTGATTATCTGGTCAGGATTGAATCCGGCCCTGACCGCAGGAGTCCATGCCTGGGTAACGGTGTTTGAAAGCTGTTCGAATGTCGCGGCTGTCTGAAGTCCGGCAATTCTTAGTTTTTCCTGAAACTGGGAGCTGAATTGTAAAGATTCGTTAAACGCTGCCTGGCCTGTCAGCACTCTTCCTTGCGCGTCAGAAAACTGCATGGTCGCGTAAGCAAGTGAGGCAAGACCAATCTGGGTATCTTCAAGCGTGCGGTTGTAGCTGTAGGCGGACTGAATGGCGCTATTAAAAGTCAGGCCACCGGCAATTATTCCCGCAAAACGCATGGCCGTTGACATGGCGGAAGACATGGTGCCGTTGACTTCTGACAGGGTGCGCTGATATGTCTTTGAAGACTCACCAAGATTATCAAATCCGGTTTTCACCTGATTCAAAGCATCTGAAGCCATGTTCTTCGCGCTTATTATTATCGAGACCCTGTTTTCCGCCATAATTCAACCCTGTTTTAAAATACTCTCATCTTTGCGTTTATTGCCTGCCTCAACCTGCCGAGGTCTTCCCATATCTGCATACTCAGATCATTGGCCCGGAAAGGAAATCCCCCAAGTCCCAAAAGATGCAGCTTAAAGAGATGCAGAACATATTCATGCGTCGCCGGTCTGTAATGGCACTCATCACAATTTGACCCTGGCCTGCAATTTCTCTCTTTGCGCTTTTCGCCGCATCCTTCGAGCATGAGGGTAATTTCATGCTCAAGATCCTCTATGCTGCTGACAAAGGGCTGGTATCATCACCTTCGGTCACGAACTCGATATCATCCGCGCCCCTGGCAACTCCTGTGCCTTCAAAAACCTGCTGGGCCACTGCTGCAACAACATCAGGCGCAAGCTCCCTTAAAATCCTCTGCCAGTCTTCACGATAACCCTTGTCAGCCTTATCCGCGCTGATTGCCTGGCCTTCATAGCCAAAGGTTCCGGGCTTGAATCCTGTAAGAATTTTAGTGCCGTATTCAATTCTGGTTTGATATACGCGGTTCAAAACCTTCTTGCCCTTGCGCTCAAAAAGTGCAGCCTGATAGCCAGCCATTTCAGAGGCTATTGGTCTGCGGTAATACATTTCATGAACATCGCCGGAAGAACCGTCCTGGATTTCGATTGTATTTTTAGGCGCTGTAAGGTCTCTCATGTATTCAAATCTCCTTTATATGTTTGGCTCTCTGATTCCCCCTTTTCAAAAGGGGCAGGGGGATTTTTAAAACGGTGCGTGCAAAAGCGGCACACACCCTACCTCAATTAAAGCAAAACGATTTTGCCGAACTGCCCGAGAGCGTTGCTGGTTGGTTTTGTGGTATCAACCAATAGTTCGGCTTTCAGATCCTGCTTATTCCAGTCATCATTGATCATGGAAAGGCCCGCAGGATCAAAACTGAGCTTGTAAAGCTCCAGCATCACCTTGCTGCTGTCCACGGTATTGATGCCTTCGAACCTCAGATATCTTTCCGGTATCTGCTCGGTGAACAGGGCCATATCTGTTCGTGCGCCATAGGAATAACTTGCCTTCAATGGTTGGACTATTCCCACCGGAGTCGTCAGATCCAAAACAGTAAAGGCCCCATAAACCAGATCATCAGCCGAGGCGCTGTAGTTGGTACCCGATGTAAGTGTTTTTGGAGTTGCCGAGCTGTCCTTGATCACAAGAGACGAAACCTTCTGGTTTGCAAGCAGATATCTTGAACCCACAACCATCGTATTTGGAAGAACCTCGTCAACAACGCTTGAGCCAGCAACAGTCACCTGTTTGCCATAAAGGGCAAGCGCAAGGTTATCGAGATTAAAGTCCTCCATGGACATCGAAACAGTGCCTTTTTTGGTCTTTATGATTCGTGCGTCCCTAGCCCTGTTACCGGTATAGGACTCGATGTGCTCCATGTTGTCGATTTCAAGGTTAAGCTCCAGATTCGGAGTATTACCAAGAAAAACCATTGCTCCAGGGACTCCCTGGGCGTTTCTTGTGGCGAGGTAAACTTTCCCCTGTCCGCTAAGATACATATACAGCCTCCCTTATGTGTTTATCGCTTCTTTGCCTTCATCCGCCTCGATACACCTTATCGAATGTCCCGGATCTATCTTCTCAAGCCCGGCATCTATGATTTTAGCCACCGGAGAACTCCACGGAATCTTTCCGCCGTTTGCTTTCTTTATCTTCCCGATCCTGCTTGAAATGGTCTCGTCCGGATCGCCTCCGCCGATTGTATTGCCAAGCTGATCCAGGGCTATGAGAACATTCAAGCCCCATTTAGCGACTGTCTTCATTTTCACCTCTTTCAAGTTCTTTTAATCGCCCTGTAAACGGCCATGTAAACACACAGCCCTTGCGCAGGTTTATAAATCACGGGGTATTCCCGTTCTCTTTCAAGTGGCTTCCACCCTGGGATCACATTTTTTCTGTGCAGACTTTCCTTAACCTGCTCAAGCAGGCTATAAACTCCGGGTGATCTTGTATCGCCGCGCATGGCAAACTCCGCGCCCCGTGAATTCTGATCCGCTACAACCAGGGCGACAGAAGCGGCTATTTCATCAGACAGGTTCCTGCTTTCGGAAGAAAGCGCCGACGCCACAACATAGACACATGGAAACAGATCGAGCCTTGCAACCATGTCGGCCAGATCTCCTTCTGTATCGAGCTGGCCGCCGTAAGCATCAAGATTCCTGACACCCGAAGCCTTAAGAGGCGCAAGAGCTTCAAGCACCTTGTCTTCTATGATCTGGAATTCGTGCATTAGCTGTTTCCTTTTGTCAGGTGATGGATAATGATTTCTTCAACATCAGAAACGCCGACCTCTTCCAGGCTCGTTGGCAGGAATTGGCGATCCACCATAAACATTCTGGCCTGATGCGCCCTAATTGATGCCCAAACAGGAAATTTCAACTTTTTGCCAAAAGCCTGGGTCACTTTACGCTGATGAGCCTTTATACTGATCCGTCCATTAAACCCGAACTGATGGATCGCCGCGTATTTCACATTTGTGCCGACAATTACCGAGTTACCGGAAACCTGACTGGTAATACTGTTCTTGAGCCTGCCTTTGTCGGACAAGGTCTGTCCGCCTTCCTTCAAAGCTCTGTCACTTTTTGGCCAGGGCAGCCCTGTAGGAGTTTTTTCAAACCTGAAACTCAGCCTCGCCACAGACACCACATGCTCGCCTATGGATTTCATGGCAGGAGTCAGATCACCGGCCTTTCTTTCCAGTTCGGCCAGCATGGTCTGTATTTTGTCCTTGCCTTCAAGACTGATGTTTATGTTGACTGACATATCCCCATCCCATCGGATTACGAGCAAAGGGCGCTCAAATTAGACCTACATCCTGTCCAGAAAACTGCCTGTGAAAATCTGGGGTCTGGCTGCTACGACCATGCTTCCTGATTCCTGTTCCGTTTCCCTTGCCTCAAGCTCCACAGCGCCTACCCGCACAACCCCTTTGGAAATCTGAGAGAGCATTTCAACCGCTCTTTTGTAGAGATTCTCCCACTTTTCAGGTACTTTTTCGGTAGACCGCCTCATAGACAGGTAGTAGACGGTAATCCGGGCAGACAACGCAGTAACCATCCTCGGCACAGGCTCAAGCGGAGTTTTATATCTACCTGCCAGATATACATCTATCTCGCTGTCTGCCTGTTCGACCGCTTCAACTATAATGGATGCGACTGCCACATCTTCCAGCCCGGCAGCTGCTCCGGAGTCATCACACCACCTGAGCAGAGTTCTTTCGTCGGTCAGTTTTTTCAGATCTTCTGTTGTGCAGTAAGGCATGGTTCACCGTTTTTTTGTAGGGTGCTCAAACCGGAAGGTTTGCGCACCATTCTTGTCTGGTGCGCAGGCACTGCGGCCTGAGCACCCCACGGACTAAACAACCGTCGCGTAAACAACAGCACCCGGCTGAAAGAGAACAGGAAGCGGTCTTGCTTCCACCTTTATCCATTTGCCTGAAGGGTCTTTCTCGTCCCAGGCCTTGGAAAAAAACATGTCCGCGATGTTGCCGGAACCAACTCCGCCACCAGCCTCAAGATCCACCACAGGAGCAAAAAGCTCTGCTGCTATGTCCGCGCCTACGCCAACGATAATAAAAGCGCCTTCCGGTATGAGCGGCTGCCTGTTTCCCGAAGCGTCCTTGTAAGTGCCAAAATACTCCTCAATCTCAAGTCCTCCGAAATTGGTGATTCGGCCTTCGTTGGCAAGCTGGTTCCCGATTGTATATTTCAGAAATTCGAGGGCTTTAGGGTTACCAAGAAGCGCATCCATTGCTTTAGACCCGCAAAACGCATAAAACCTGTCAACCGTGACCTCATCAGATATAACCTTCTTCCATGCCCTGATGTTCTTCATTGGATCGCCAGCGTCATCCCATTTTGCGGTAGATGTCAGAACCGGTTTCTGGGCAGACACAAACCCGTAATCGACGATAACAGCGCCTGACTCATCGACAACCTGACCTGTAAGCGCCTTGACAGCCATGAACTCGCGTGTTCTGTCCACAGATGTCCTCATGTCCATCTGTTCGTCAGCTATGCGACTTTTTAGAAGCTCAGGAGCGGACGCATCACCAAAACCCCGCATTGCGTTGAGGTCGGCCGCCGATATCAACCGCTTTTCAGCAAACCTCGGAGCCTCGCATGTCACGGTTTTGCGGCCTGCCTTGTCAGTGACCTGGGCAGACTCGGTCACCTTGATATTTTTAAGAATTCTTTCGGAGCTTGACTTTATGTCAAACGCGAACCTGTCGGACAGCTCCTGCTTTTTTTTACCGAAAACCTTGTCCAGGACAGTAGTCTTGACAGGTTTGATTTTATTGACGGATGCGGAAATAACCCGCGTTTTGAAAATGTTGTCCATTTGATCCCCCTGATGTAGGGTGCGTGGCGTCCTTCCACGCACCATTGCTCAATGAACGGTGCGTGCAAAAGCGGCACGCACCCTACAGTTTAAACGAAGTAAATACCCTTAGGCTCCAGCGCCAACTTTGCGGCAGCATCAAGCCCTGTCATATTTCTTTCCACATAGACTCCGGCAAAACCAACAACTGCATCAACATCAGCAGACGCAGCAGCCGCAACTTCCAGAAGCACGGCGACCGGAACCTGTGAGCCGTCCGAGCTTCCCGACGCATAAGCCTTGAGTTTACCCGATGCTGTAACACGGCCAAGGATTGTTCCCTGGACAAGATCAGCGCCCGAAGCTATGGTCTTCTTGATTCGGACAGGGTTATCCTTGGCGACAAAAGCCTTTTCATCCTGGGTATACGTTACTAACGGCATTATTTACCTCCTGTAACCCTGGCCGCTATCTCATCGGCCAGCTTCATATCTTCGGAATATTCCTGTTTGTCCGCATCAGCCTTTTCTTCCGGCTTCGCCATTGTCTTGAAAAGAGGGTGAGCAGAAAAGCCCTCGATGAACTCACGGAACCAGACACCAGGCGACACTTTTTTACCTTCTGAAAACTCGTATGTTGCCTCGTTTTCATCAAGTGCGGCCATGAACTCGGCCAGTCCCTGCTTTTCCCAAGCAGGCAGGATCTTCCCGGCTTTAATACCAGCAGAAATAAGCTCATCGATTTCCTTGCGCCTGGTCTTTTTCTGGTTTTCGCTGAATTCGGCGTTCTGTCTGGCAAGCTCAGCCTTGACGGCGTTCGTCGTTTTTTCGGCCTCCAGCCTTGCCGCTTCTGACTCAGCGAGCTTTTTTTCCAATGCTTCTACACTCATATTCGTCTCCTGAAATTCGTATTCAGGGCACTCTTCCGAGCCTGAAAAGGCAAAGTCCTTAAGCCCTTTCACAGCAGGAGGCTGCGCCCCCAGAAAACCGACGTGCCTTAGAAGCATGTCGGGGTATAGCGAGATCGATCTTTTCTTGAACATCCCGGAGTTCACCATTTCAGCAAATTCCGGGGCAACCTGCCTGCATTTAGCGAAGAGTCGGCTTCCCTCTGCCTTCAGGCTTTCAACCCATCCCCAGGCAGGAGCGTTTTCAGCTGGATGCCCAATCACAAGCGGAGCTTCATGGTCTTTCTGGGCATTGTATTTTTCGGCCATGTTCGCAAGGTCGGCATCTGTCCATTCTCTGGATTTGCCGTTCTTGTCCGTGTGAGTCCCGGCACTGAAGATTTCCATCAATTTCTGATCCATTCATCCTCCTTTTCAGCTTGTTACCCCCTTGTTTAACCCGAATTTAAAACCGCTGTAATGGTGACGGTATTCGCCATGATGTCTGATGGATATTCAGGTTATTCAGATCTTGAAATTACAATGAGGCTCCGGACGGAAGGGGCCGGGACATATGGAGGCGACGATGGATTTCGGGAATCATCTACTGGAAATGGCAAAGCTGGCAGCTGCAAAACACGAGCTTGAACCGGCCCTTGTTATCGCTATCTGCGAAGTGGAAAGCGGGTTTAACCCTTTGGCGGCAAGGCACGAACCGTCTTTCAGGTATATTGTGCAGAAATCGGACAAGCCAGCCAATTGCAGCCTTGCCACAGAAATCAATCTCCAGAAGACAAGCTTCGGGATGATGCAGGTCATGGGCGCGACAGCAAGGGATCTGGGGCTTAAAGGATGGATCACTATACTTGTCGATCCTGAAACAGGCCTTGAATGGGGATGCCGTTATTTGAAGCGACAGATGAAAAGATACGAGTCTCTGGGGCTTGATGCCGTAATCGCATCATACAATGCGGGAAGCCCTGTTTATAACAACGGACGGCTCCAGAACCAGGACTATGTGGATAAGGTAAAAGCGGCAATGAAGTAATTCCGACAATATTCCCCCTTTCAAAGGGGGCAGGGGGATTTATGAAAACAAAACAATACATAATCGACAGACTCAAGGAACCTTCAACATGGCGTGGCCTTGTACTGATAGCCACGGCGCTTGGAGCAAAGATAACCCCTGACCAGAGCGAGGCCGTAATAATGGTCGGAATCAGCATCGCCGGACTGATCGGCGTAGTAACGGAAGGATAGACAATGCCACCAGTAGCAATCGAAACATGGCAGCTGATATTATTTCTCGCAGGGCTTCTGATTTCCTTTTTCGGGTTTTCCGCAGCAGTCGGGAAAATACTGCTGGCACAGTCAAACAAGCGCCTGGATGAAAAGTTCGCGGCTTTTGAAACTATCAGGGTTCAGGCCACCAAAAACCTTGAAGACAAATTCACGGCCCTGATGGAGCAGCACAAGGAAGACGCGAAAGGATTACAGGAACTTGAAAAAGAGTTCCTGAGATTCCAGAGGGATCTTCCCCTTGAATATGTCCGCAGGGAAGACTGGATGCGCAACCAGACAATCATAGAAGCCAAGCTCGACGCTCTGGCCCTTAAAATAGAAAACCTCCAGCTGAAAGGATTACGCGAGTGTTAGATCAGGCAAAGACAAGACGTGAACAGATACGCTGGTATATCATTCTCACCCTCAATAACGCCAGACCAATAGGCGCGTACGAGGAAGTCGTTTTATCGACAATACAGGGAATATATCCGGACGCCACAACTATGGAGGTCAGAAAAGAACTTGACTACCTGGCAGACCGCAAGCTCGTGGATCTGATCAGGGAGCCTTCAGGAAGATGGTTTGCAGAGCTTAACCGTCTCGGAGTCGATCTGGCTGAATACACAATCGACTGTGAGCCGGGAATCGCAAGACCTAAAAAATACTGGAGCGGAGCCTGATGCCAAGTCCAAGCGGTGTTGAAAAGTTGCCAAAGGAAATCAAGGAATGGCTGGATATCACCCTGGTAGACAGCAACTTCAGCGGGTACAAACAGCTTGAAGAAGAACTCCGCGAACGCGGTTTCCAGATCAGTAAATCAGCCATTCACAGATACGGGCAGAACTTTGAAAAAAGACTCTCTGTCGTGAAGATGGCAACAGAACAGGCAAAGGCAATCGTAGAAAACACATCTGATGATGAAGGGGCCATGTCAGAGGCTCTGATGAGGCTGGTTCAGGAGAAGATTTTCACCGTTTTGATGGATTTCGAGCCAGACTCTGAAAAGCCAATCAAACTTGACAGCCTCGCAAAAGCCGTGGCCGAACTTGGACGCGCTTCAGTCACCCAGAAGAAATACGCGGCAGAGGTAAGAAAAAAGACAGAAGAAACCGCCGCAAGTGTTGTGCAGACAGCCAGAAAAGGCGGCCTCAGCGATGAGACCGTAGAGCAGATCAAACGCCAGATATTAGGAATTGCGTCATGACAGAAAACGTCGAGACATTGCTTCGATATCAGAAAAAATGGGCTGAAGACAAGTCTGAGGTTGCCATTATCGAAAAGTCGAGACGAACAGGCGTTTCATGGTCTGAGGCTGGAATATCAACACTTGAGGCATCAAGCAAGTCAGGCATGAATGCCTGGTACATAGGCTACAACAAAGACATGGCCTATGAATTCATTCTGTACTGCGCATGGTGGGCAAAGCTCTACAATCTCGCTGCCGGTGAAATTGAAGAAACTGAGGAAGTTTTCAAAGACGGCGATGAAAGCAAGTCCATACTTTCCTTTGTGATCCGTTTTGATTCAGGCTGGCGCATCACGGCTCTTTCATCCAGACCCGCCAACCTTCGCGGAAAGCAGGGCCGGGTTATAATTGATGAAGCGGCTTTCCATGACCAGCTTGGCGAGCTTCTGAAAGCGGCAATGGCTCTCCTGATGTGGGGCGGCAAGGTTCGCATCATATCCACACACAATGGCGTGGATAACGAGTTCAACGAATTAATCAAAGAAGTAAGAGAAGGCAAAAAACCATACAGCCTTCACAGAGTCACCCTTGACGATGCCCTTGAAGAAGGTCTGTACCAGAGAATATGCCTCAAGCTTGGAAAGGAATGGACTCCTGAAGCCGAAGCGTTATGGCGACAGAACCTTATAGATTCCTATGGAGAGGCTGCCGAGGAAGAACTTTTCTGTGTGCCAAGCAGAAGCGGCGGAACATATCTGCCCATAGGCCTAATTGAAGCAAGGGTGAACGCTTCAACTCCGGTGATAAGGATTTCAAGGGACGAAGAATTCGGCAGGCTGCCCGATGAAGCCAGAGCCTTTGATATAAGATCATGGTGCGAGGAAGAACTCCAGCATCATGTCAGGGCCATATCAGATCATCCCCAGGTGTTTTTCGGGGCCGACTTTGCCAGATCCAGCGACCTTACAGTTATCTGGCCTCTAATAAAAATGCAGGATTTCAGGCTTAAAACGCCTTTTGTCCTTGAAATAAGAAACATGCCTTTCCGTCAGCAGGAGCAGATCCTCTTTTATTTTCTGGACAAACTGAAGGGTTTTGCAGGCGGCGCAATGGACGCAAGGGGCAACGGCCAGTATCTGGCAGAAGTCGCTGCCCAGAGATACGGATTCTCCCGCGTCATCCAGACCATGCTTTCAGAAAAATGGTATCTCGAAAATATGCCTCCCCTGAAAGCGGCGCTTGAAGACGGAACAATATACGACATGCCAGCAGACAGGGACATTCAGTCAGACCTGAGAGCGTTCAAGGTTGTGCGGGGTGTTGCAAGAATACCGGATCAGCGAACCAGTGACAAGGATGGCAAAAAACGCCACGGAGACGCAGGTATAGCACTTGTAATGGCAAACCATGCCGCAAGAATATGTTCCGGATTCGACGACAATATAATTTCAGGAATGAAGAGGGAAACCTCCCGCTATCTGGACAGAATGTAGGGTGTGTGGCGTCCTTCCACGCACCATTTTGGCAAATATTTGCAAGACCGCCCCAGAGGCGCGCAAACGCCTTTAAAAAACAAAACACGGCCACATATATCAGCAAGGGCCAGTAAATAGTTTTTAAACACCTTCTAAACACCTTTGCGTCGATTTATTTCGAATGATCGAACCACCAAAACAGTCAGGCGAAACAGGAGCAGGACAAGAATGAAGCTTTTCGACCGTTTCAGAAAAAACCAATCCGGCAAGATAACCGCTTTTTCAGAGGCTGAAAAGATAGACCGGAGTCGCCTATCCGAAGAAATAGCCTCGCGCCCTCATGCCTGGGACTGGTCAGGATCGCTCGGACTTCTTCCTGATCCGGATCCTGTGCTCAGAAAACTTGAAACAGGAGACGAAATCCTTGAATCCCTGACTGCGGACGGCCATCTGATCAGCGTCATACAGTCCAGAAAAGCCAAAACCATAAGCAGGGAATTCAAATTCGAGCCTGGCCGCGTCGAAGGCGAAAAGCCAGGCCCACAGGCTGAAAAGCTGCTCTCTGATTTCAAGGCGGATCTTGAACGCATCGATCTTGATATACTCATTTCAGGAATCCTTGACGCTCCGCTTTACGGCATGACGCCCATAGAAATCATATGGGACACTGGCAATTCCCCCTTTCAAAGGGGGGCAGGGGGATTAAGAATCACAAACCTCAAATGCCTTCCTGCCCGCTGGTTCGGCTTTGATGACGAAAACAATCCAAGATTCAAGTCCATATATAATCAGTGGATGGGAGAAGAAATCCCCTTCGGCAAGTTCGTATTTGCCCGGCACTATCCGACATACGACAATCCATACGGCTTAAGGCTTCTTTCCCGCTGTTTCTGGCCAGTAACCCTTAAAAAAGGCGGGCTGAAATTCTGGTCCGTCTTGGCTGAAAAATACGGAATGCCCTACCTGATAGGAGAATACAGACAAGGTGCGCCCCTTTCCGAACAGAATGAAATGCTGAACAAACTGTTCTCGATGGTTCAGGATGCCTGCGCAGTAATCCCTTCAGGCGGCACGGTCAAAATACTCGAGACAGCATCAAAGGCATCAGCCGACATCCACAAAACCCTTGTGGAAACAATGAATGCCGAAATTTCCAAGATTATCCAGGGCCAGACCCTCACAACAGAAATGGGCAAATCAGGATCGTACGCTGCCAGCAAGACACACAAGGATATCCTGGACGATTACAGACAGGCTGATCAAAAGCTCGTTAAGACCGTATTCGAGGAAATAGCCTGGCTTTACGGACAGATAAACGCACCCGGCGTTCCAACACCAATCATGATCTGGCAGGACGAAGAAGACCCGAAAAAGGATTTTGCGGAACGTGACAAAAGCCTTTTTGACGCAGGCGTAAATTTCACCAAAACCTATTATATGCGCCAGTACGGCCTTAATGATGATGATTTTGAACTCATACAGACGGACGTAGGTCGTGCTGAGCCTAAGCGAAGCCCGACAACAGGCTCCAGGCAGGCAGAATACGCCGAACCGAAAGCAAACGGAGAACCCGCAAGCATTCCCACTTCCAAAGGGGGCAAGGGGGATTTCACTCCAAACCAGCAATCCATAGAAAACCTTGCTGACAAAGCCATACAGCAGGCGGCCGACGCCATGAAATCAAACGAGGACAAGATCCTCAACGCGATCATGGAGTCAACATCATATGAAGACGCGATCCAGAAGCTTCTGGAGCTTTATCCGGATCTCGACATAGACGGCCTCGCAGGAAGCCTTGAAAGAGCAATGCTGAGTGCCGGTATTTTTGGACGCTGGACAGTTCAAAAGGAATCTTCCGCAAAAGGGGAAATGTAATGCTCAACCTCGAACCATTAGCAATGCAGGAAGCCGTGGACTTCTGGAAAAGCAAGATCCTGATGTCTCCATCGGATTACAGAAATCTTTCCGAAGAGGCAAAAATCAGGGCATTTGCAGTTTCTGGCATTGCAAGGGGAGCGGAGCTTGAAACTGTCTTTAACTCCATTTCAAGGGCCATTGAAACCGGCACAACTTTTGATGATTTTAAACGGGAGTGCGCTTCAATATTCGAGCGCCGTGGATGGACGGGCCTCGGAGCCTGGCGAATCGACAACCTGTTCAGAACCAACATCCAGACAGCCTACAACGTGGGCAGATACAGGCAGATGATGGAAGTGGCGGATGACAGGCCATACTGGATGTATGACGCGGTAAACGATTCAAGAACAAGACCGGCACACAGGGCAATGGACGGTAAGGTTTACAGATACGACAACCCTGTATGGGACACATGGTATCCGCTGAACGGCTTCAGGTGCAGATGCTCTGTTACTTCTCTTTCCGAATCCCAGGTCAGGCGCATGGGCCTGAATGTCGAAGAAGGAGACCCCACAAACACGCTTGTGGAAACCAGAGACCACAGAACAGGCAATGTCATGCCAGCATTCCAGCTTATTCCTGATCCTGGGTTCTCATATAATCCCGGAAGATCAGCGTGGGGCGGGATTGTAGACAATTCCATGACAAGCTCAAGGAATATGCTCCACACCATGCCAGATCTGCGCGGACATGCTGATTACAGGCTCCCGGCAGTACGAAACATGGCAGGGCTTCCTGAATTGCCGGAGCTGCTACCTGATATATCATCATTAAAAGCCGAAGGTCTGACCAATTCACAAGTTGAACAGTTTTACAGGAATGAATTTCAAACGGCTTTCGGGATTACCAAGGGTGAAGAAGCCATACTGACCGCACCAGATGGTGAATCTGTAATAATCAGCGAGAGAATCATTCAGGGCAAAGGCGGAAGGGTGAAAATAACAAAAGGAGACCGAGGGCAGTACATCCCTCTTTTCCACGACACGGCATCAAGCCCTGATGAAGTATGGCTCACACCTATGAAAGATGACAGCGGAAAGATACTGCTGAGACGCAGGCAATTCAAGTTCTGGCGGGGCCAAAATGAAAACGTGTCAGGGTTCGCGGTTCTGGATTTCGACAAAGGAGTATGGACAGGAGTCAGTATTTACGATGTTCAGGACAGCCAGGAACACCCGGTGGATATGGAAAACCTACTCGATGGGCCTTTGGGGTACAGACGAGGCTTGCTGCTTTATAAAAAGAAAAAGGCGTGACCTCTGCCTTTCCGGATCTTGGGGCTAATTGCCCGTCGCCCCTGCGGTGCAGATATCCGCAGGGCCATAAACAACCCCCTTAGTCCCGGCGTCACGCCTCATTATTAATAACAATAAACCATGTGTCGAAATTTGTAAAGAATCGGCGCAAACCCCAAATAATGGAGGGATAAATGGCAAACGAGAACAAGTACAAGGAATTTCCAGTGGATGGAAACAACAAGCCCATCCACTCAAGCACAGAACGCAAATTACTGACCCTGAACGGCGATGGATCTTGGAAAGATGTGATTGTTCCGGAAGGGGTTGAATGCAAGGCAGTAATGGTCGTTGTCCACACGATGGACTCGGCAAACTACGGGAACTTTTTGCCACCTGGAGAATACCACTATTTTCCGGGAACCGACACCAACCCAACCGAATGGATACCGATGCAAAGCGGCCCACAGCCATGGGCAGGCAAAGAGACAACAAACCTGGGCAAGGTTCGTGCGGCAGCAGGCAAGATATCTATTTTGTTTATGACTTAAGGCGGGAACCATGTTTGATACATTGGATTACAGTGCTTTCAAAACCGGATATGGCGGCAAACAGATAAAAGAATCAGCTGCGTTCGCTATGGATATCCGTCCGGGGCAACCGCTCAGGGACAGGGTTAGTGGCGTTGAAGCTATCTGCAATATCCCGGGAGATCGATGGGGGGTTGTTAATGGAATAGTAACCAGGATTCCGGCCTACAAACCAGCTGTAGTGGACGGTGGCCTGAGAAATTATCCAGCTTTTACACAGGTCTTACGAAAGAGCAGGACGCTAACAGACGCT